TGTTTAAAGCGTCCTGTAACGATTTTACTCTTTTAAGTAGGGGTTGTTCCAGCTCATCGGCTTTGAAGCATATGAGAGGTATTTTTTGCCAGTTGTAAGGCTTGTCATCAACACTCAGGTATGCCTTCTTCTCAACTGCTGTAAGTTTTGTATTGTTCATTTTGTAATACTCTACGCCAGTCTTTCTGTAAATCTCAACATAGTTTTCAGTATTATATGTTCCATTTTTATAAAGTTCTCGGCTGTACACTCTTATTGCGTAGTCCAGTTCCTCATGATCGTTGTCAAGCCACACAGGGATAACCTCAACTGAATTTAGCCTCTTAAATTTTAAATTTCCCATTTCATCCACATACAAAAATAACCACCCAAGTCCATTGTTATAGACGTCGGTGGTTACTCTTTTCAATGTTTTAAGAAAATTTTTATCAAACAGTTCATTCAATTTATTATCGTAATTCTGGTTCTCACTTTTAATACTTGGAGTTTTAGAAATTATGTAATTCACTTTCTGCTTGACCAGTTTTTTATATTGGTTGTCAATAATTCTATTATTTGGCAAGTTTTCGACTACTGTCAATTTACCGTCTTCCCCAATTGCCGTTCTCTGCCTTGAGATTATGTCGTGCCTTCCACGATAATAGTTGTTTCCGTCTTTCATCTCTTTGTATTTCTGGCTTGCAAAATGCCACATTATGATACTCTCAACTTCGCTAAGATTGATATTCTGTTCTCCCATCTTATCTTTTCTCCTAAACAATTTCTTAATAAATTCAAACATTCCTTACTCCTTAATCAAAAGAAAATGTAGGGCCTTTTGAGTAGCTTTCCAAAGCGTATCTCATTGCGTCCATTAAATGGTTAAAATCGTCCACAGGCTTATTGATTGGGTTGTCAAACTTGTCCTTGTCCCACATGTAGTTTGATATTTCGGTTATGAAATTCACACATCTAGGGTGAATGATAATTTTATAATCCTGAATATATTGAACACCATTGTTGATACTATCCCTACCTTTTCTTGACTTTCTTACGCCTTTCAATCCCAAATCATAAAGCTCGTCAATCGACTTAGGCTCTTGACTATCTGCCACAATCTTTTCTTTTCCATAGCCTTTTCTGATAATCTCTTCAGCAATTTGACGGTTTTTCATTGCCTTTTTGTAAATTTCGTCAAACACATAAATTTCCTTGTTCGCTACATCAATCAGCCCACAGAAAAATGCTGACGGGTCATTGGTATATCCAAAATCTAGTCCGAAAGCCGATTTTACACCTTTACGTTTTGAAATCTCATTGACATCAAATTCTTTTTCTTCCCAGTTTTCATAAACAAGTCCTTCAACAATTCCCCAGTTTCCAAGCCCTGCAACCTGATAACGTCTAGGATTGTTTTTCTTCATGTCCTCGAACAGTTTCTTATCACTGTCATCAAGCCACTCATTACACTTGTAGTTGGTTGTTTTTGCCATTATATTTTCATCTTCAACATCAAAAAACCTTTTCTTAATCCAGTGTCTCTCGTTCCATGGATTTAGCGTAATTGTAATCTGCTTGTATAAAGGCTCTTCAATTTTACCCCTGATACTTTCATCAAGCATATTAAAATCCTGCTCCTTGTTTATCTCATAGGCCTCCTCAATCCACGCCCAGCATAGATTTCCAGTTTCAACTGTTATTGAAGTAACTTTAAGCGGATCGTCCAGTCCTCTGAACAGTATTTTCTGCCCAGTAGGAATATAAGTTATTTTCAACGGACTTTCTTTGATACTCCAGTACTCATTTACTTGAAGCCTGTTTATAGCCCATTTCAAGTCTGTAAAGCAGCTGTCTTTCAAGGTACGGTAAACTTTTCTTATCACAAGCAAGTTTGCTCCAGGATATTTCATCATCGAATAAATAAAAAATAACGCCGTCGTTTTGCTTTTTTTACTTGCACGGCTACCTTTACAGACTCTATATCTGCCCTTGAAATTCCAAAAATCTTTATATCCTTTTCCAACAAGCTCCGGCAGTTTCACTTTTTTACTCTTCAAGTTCATCTTCACCTACAATCATAACTGGCACAACCCCTTCAACTTCAACTTTATCTGTGAATAGCCTATATCGTTTACCAAGCAGTTCTGCTGACTTAATTCTATCTCGTAGACCTATCTGCTTTTTAACCATTCTAGCTTCACTTGTTCCGTCCCCAGTTCCTTCGACAACGACAACTTCCTCTTTGATTTCTCCTCTCATCGACTTAGTCAAAAACTCAAGCACTTCCTTGGCGGATGCTGTCCTTTCATCCTGCATAGTTTCCAGTTTTTCGTCGATGTAGCCTTTTATAGCAGGTTTAAGCAAGTTTTCTTGCCCAATAACTCTCGCTGTCTTCTTACTATACCCCGCCTTTACCGCTGCTTCTGTTATGTTTCCAGTTTCAATATAATAATCTGCGAATCTTTTCTGTTTCTCCGTCAATTTCATGTCAAGTTCCCCACCTCCTCAAAAATAAAAGTGCCTTGCAATTCTAAGCGGCTGCCGAATCACAAGACGATATACTAAAAGTATTTATAAACAAAAAAAGACGGTTATAAAAAGAGTACCGTCTTTTGACAGTTAAAATAACTGACACTTATAAGTGGAATGGTTTATTAAATGTCTTTTACATTTTTCACATTCTAACATATTATACCACATAAAAAGGTAATGTCAAGGTAGCCAAAAGGTAGCCTATCGGTAATTTTGTCAAGTCCTCTAGTCCAAAAGTACCTCAGGAAACAAGTTAAACTGCAATTCTTTAACCAATCTTGTTCTGTTTGTCCCAACAGTTTTTTCAGTCACTCCTAACTCTCTTGCTATTTCTTCAATTGTCCATTCTTTAAGATACCTAAAATATATAATGTTGTAATATTTATCGCCCTCAATGCTCATCAATGCGTTCTCTACTCTTAACATTCTCTTTTCCATTTTTAAATTTTCAGATTTTAAATGCTCAATTTTTTCAATTTCTTTTTCAGGGACTCCTTCATATTTTTTTAATCCCCCTTGGACATTCTCTCCTGTTTTAATTTTTACAGTTTCTACTAATCCATTTTTCAATATTTCGTCAATACGACTGTTATTTTTTTCAATTATCCGTTTGTAATTTGGGTAAGCTCTTAGCATCGCTTCTGTTTCCTTGTATCTGTCTATTTTTTTAACCTGTCTTAATTTTTCTGCGACTCTGTCCGCTATTCTGTCAATATCTTTTTCCGTCATTTCTTACTCCTTTAATTTTTATCTCCAATGTAGAATACAAAATATCCAGCTCCAATACATGCTGTATTTTTAATTAGTACTTTAATCAACTCTAAAAAATTTCTAGCCTTGTCTATCTCCTTAAACACAATTATCATGTAGATAACCGCTGCTAGTATAGCCATGAATTTATACACTCTGTTTTCCATTAACTTCCACCTCCCGAACCATCATATCAATATATTTCCTAGCCTTTTTGAAGTCCTCAATCCCGTTTTTCTTATTTGCCCTTAACACATATTTAATTATATTTCCGTGACAAAAACTATTAAAATCTTTCACAGTTGCTTTTATCACGTCTATAACTTCAACATCCAAACCTCCCAATTTATAATGATTTGAATTATTAACATTATTCTGTTCTATCATTCCTAATTCTTTTTTAATGGAAACGACTTTCTACGACTGGGTTATTTTAAAAATGATATTCCACATGTTACTAAAAAACCTATCAGTAATATTTTAAATATATTTTTTATTGCTTTTTTTCTCGCATATTTTCTTTGAATTTCTTTAGTGTTAAAATCTCTGAACATCTGATCTTCAATTGCTTTATACCAATTTTGTAATTCATTTAGTTCAAGATATATAAATATTATTTCCATAAAAATTGTTGCAACTAATAAATAAATTTTTATCATTACTCCTCCTAATTTTTTACTTATGCACCTTACTTGTATACACATAAGTTAATAGCTTTCTTTTGTACGCTCATTCATATTCTTTAACCATTTCTCGTGATGGACTTGCAGGAATTCTTCTTCTGTTGCTCCTACATAATCTGAAACAGCCAAAATGCTACCTAAAACCTTGTTTTCAGCGAATATTTTAAAATCTGATAACACAAGCAATGCATCTTCCAAACTTTTTGCTATGCTCAACTAAAAATTCATCTAAAAATGGTATTACTTTACCTTTTGTCTCTTCATCCTTTGCGTTTATGTAGCTAAGATAAAAATGCAATACATCAGATAGTTCTTCCAACACCTTTGATTTATTAAATTTTCCAGTGCTATTTTTCCAGTAGTTCCATTTACTTTTAAGCTCTTGAGACAATTCCCCTATTTCTGTTATCAATGCAACCTGAA